ATAATCACGACCACTACTACCACGGTCACAACTACCACAACAACTGTAACAAATGAAGACTCAGGTAATATTTTAGATAGCTCCAATGGTTATGTTGGCTCTCAGGATGACGGCAATATGCAAACAGATTGGGGCGGGCAAGGCCCTGCTTCCATGCCAACAGGCAATACCTGTGGTGAATTAGGATCAGATAGATGTGCACAGATTACAGGATCAGGCAATAGCACATCAACGATGGGTGTACCAGGCATGGGCACAACTTTTATAATTAATAATATAGATATTTCTGATTTAGAAATAGACAGAGGTGGTCAAGTAAGATACTCAATTGAAGTCGAAAAACGAGATGCTCAAGATAGAATATACATGCACATTACAGGACGTAATGGATCTAACACAGTCTTTCAAGGGACTGATATCTTGTCTGAATCTGGTATTGCATCAGGTTACCAATCATACACTGGGTCTTTCGATTTCAGTGGTGTTTTAAATAGAATAACTGTTGAGGTAGGAGGTCGAGATATTAATCTTGCCATAGGTCCTCTCTTTGACGATGTGACTGTCAATGTGTTTTATAACGTCATTAACACAATTATTACGCAACAGATAACCACCATTGAAGAAATATATTATCTCAATCTATTTGATCCTGTCGAATTAGACTTTGTTGAAGAAGTCTTTGAATTTAATGATGTAAGTATGAATGAGGGCGAAATAGAATTTACTCCAATCGAAGCCCCTGTTGAGGAAATAACCGTTGCTAGTGTTGAATTAGAAATTGCAGAAATTGAAATTAATTTACCCGAACCCGAGGTTGAAATTGTTGAGGTTGAAACAGAAGTTGAGATGGAGATTGAAATGGAGATGGAAGAAGTCTTAGTTGTTGAGGCCGAACCAGAAGAAGAGATTACCGAAGAACCTCAAGAAGAATCACAGGAACCAGAACAAGAAGAACCGCAAACACCACAAAAAGAAGAAGATCCAGAAGAAACGGTAGAAGAAGAGAAGCCATCAGAACCTAAGGTATCAAAGAAGGAAAAAGCTGCTACCAAAATTGTAAAAAAGATTGATGACAAAGCAAGATATGATGACGCTGCTCAAACGAAAACTTTAATTGTGATGCAAATATTAGGCAACACTAAAACCTTTTTTGATAGTCAGTCGTTTATACAAGACACAAATGTTACAGAGTATTTAAACAAGACAATAGATGATCAGTATGGTATGCTGTTTGATATGGCTCAAAATGAAACAATGAATGATATGGTAAACTCACAATGGCTGAAGTCTCGATAGGCGGAATTTCCTTTAAGGGAGGAAAAATGATGGCAATCATCCTTGCACTTAGTAGTGCCGTGGGTGCTTTGTATGGTGGCTTTGAAATATATAAACGGTTTCAAGATATGTCTGCAGCTATTGAGGCCTATCAGGAGCCAGACCTTTCTGGTTTTGATAAGAAGATTGCACTTGTAGAGAGCAATACAAATGCACAATTAGAATTGATCACACAGCAAATAGCTGGTTTGAAAAGCGAACTAGATTTAGTTTTAGAAGAAATAAGCCTAATATCTCAGGTTAGCAGGGAACTCAAGGACGACCTCAAAACAGATTTACGCAACATGGAGCAAGACGTGCGCCACATAACTGAGATCGTAAATGACGTGGAAGATAGACAAAAAGAAGATACTAGAGAGGTCATGAACGAACTCAAACTTATTGAAGAAAACCTTGACTTAGAGATAAATAAAGCTTTAAATAATCCATTAAGCGGCATGTCCGCAAAAGGTAATTAGGAGTAAACCATGTGCGATTGTAAAACAGATGAGGATTGTGTATGTCGATTAAGATAGAGATGAAAACAGTCCTGCCTTATGTTGTGCTGATTGCAACAGTCGGCATGACATGGGGTATGTGGTCTGAGCGCTTAAACGCAGTAGAAAAGAAAGCCGATAGTGTTGCACAAATGCAACAAGATATTGCTGTAATAAAATCTAAGATAATTCAAATGGATGATAAGATAGCTTGGATAGAAGAGTTTCTTATTAAAACCGTGGAGTATTAATGAAACAATGTCAACTCTGTGGATGTCTTTGTCATTGTGCTTTAAACACATCTTGCATGTGCGAGTGTGCGAGGTGCGTGCATGACGATCAGCCGAGCCCAGATGAGGCAACAAATAATGAAACCGGGAGTGAGGAGTAAAAAGAAAAATGACAAAATTATGTCCAAGAGGAAAAGCCGCCGCAAAGCGAAAGTTTAAAGTCTACCCCAGCGCATATGCTAATGCCTATGCATCAAGAATTTGTGCCGGTAAGATAAAAGATCCTAGTGGCGTAAAGAGAAAAGATTTTAAAGGTCAAAAAAAAGCTATGGGTGGAGAAATCGTAGACTTCAATAAAATATCTCAAGATCGTAAAAAAGTTTCTAGTTTTAATCAAGGTGGTATCGCTAAAGGATGTGGCGCTGTTATGTCCAGTAAGCGAAAGAAAACCAAAAGAATGTAATGTCTGGTCACAAAGGATTAGACAAGTGGTTTAAGCAAAAATGGGTCGATATAGGATCCAAAAAGAAAGATGGTAGTTTTGCTAAATGTGGTAGATCAAAACAAAAAGCAGATGCAAAACGAAAGTATCCAAAGTGTGTCCCTCTCGCTAAAGCAAGAAGAATGAGCGAAAGTCAAAGACGTTCAGCAGTATCAAGAAAAAGATCTAGAGCACAAGGAGTTGGTGGCAAACCAACCAATGTGAAAACTTTTGTCAAGAAAAAAACAAGCAGAAAAAATAAAGCTTGATGTAGTTAATTGGTCTAAGACTGTCTTAGAGCCAATTAACAAACACATCGGTTTTCCAGCCTGTCCTTTTGCAGCTAAATGGAGAAAAGATAATAAAGTGCGAATAGAGGTTCGCATGGATAAATCTAAATACGAAAAACAATTAACTTCAGTTATTAAATCTTGGAATAAAAAACAACACGATATAATTATTTATTGTGATCCTTTTTTTGAGCAATACTCTCCTGAACAGTTTCAAGAAAAGATAGATTTTTATAATAAAACATACAATCGACGAGATGTATATTTTATGGGATTTCATCCCGAAACTCCTGCTGATCCTAACGAACAGGAGTTTTTATGTGATCCTACAGAAGAACCTGTAGAGCATTCAGATCTAGAGTATTCTATGATGCTTATACAAAAGTTCAAACAACTCTACGATGCGAGTTGCAAACTGCATAAGATAGGCTATTATGAGAAATGGCCTAAAGACTACTACGAAGAGGTAGTGGCTGAAAGGCAACGTACGTATGAACAACTAAATAAAAAGAGGTAATTACCATGATGAAAAAGAAACAAGTAATCAAAAAACGTGGCGGCGGAATGGCTAAGAAAAAACAAGTCATGAAGAAACGTGGCGGCGGAATGGCTATCATGAAGAAGCGTGGTGGCGGAATGATGAAAAAGAAAAAGTAATTTAGTATGGCTACTTCAGGTACAACAAGTTTTGATTTGAATATTGATGACGTCATCGAAGAATCCTTCGAGCGAATCGGTAAGCAAACAAGAACAGGTTATGATTTAAAATCAGCTAGAAGAAGTTTAAATCTTTTATTATCTGAATGGGGTAATAGAGGAGTACATCTTTGGAAGGTAACAAATCATACTCAAAACCTAGTAGCCAGCACTACAACTTACACTGCTCCTGCTGACTGCAGTGATGTTTTAGAAGCAGTATTTAGAAATGGTACGACTGATACTACCATGACAAAAATTTCAAGATCGGAGTATCAAGCTATTCCGAATAAAAGTTCAACAGGAACTCCAACACAATATTATGTCAGAAGAAATTTAGCTAATGTTGAAATAAATTTATATTTAACTCCTGACACAACAAACACTCAAATTAATTATTTTTATGTAGCTAGAATAGAAGATGCAGGAGCTTACACAAATACTCCTGATGCTCCTTATAGATTTTTACCTTGTATGGTTTCAGGTTTATCTTTCTATCTTGCTCAAAAGCATATGCCCGGTAGAGTTCAAGAAATGAAAATGTATTACGAGGATGAGTTACAAAGAGCATTGACAGAAGATGGTCAAAGAACTTCTGTTCACTTGGTGCCACAAAATTATTTTAGGACGTAACAATGACTTTCGCAGTTGGAAAACATTCACAAGCTATTTGTGATAGATGCGGGCAACAATATGATTATTTAGATTTAAAAAAAGAATGGAACGGTTTATTAGTTTGCCCTGAATGTTATGAACCTAAACATCCTCAACTAGAACCTCCTTATCATGCGGCTGATGCAGAAGCCTTGAAAAATCCTAGACCTGCAGTTGGAGAGGCAACTGTAGCATTTGCAGGTGCTGCACCAGGATCCTCTGCTTTTGAATCAGATGGAATGTTGCCTGCTTCACAAACAAAAAGACTTTCTGTGCTAACTAGCTTGGGACAAGCAACTGTCGGACCCGACTCTATTCAAATATTTACCATGACTGTGGCTGGAAAATCAGGCGGTGGAGGTAATGCTTATTATACAGACGGCGTTGAACAAAGAAATTTTACGTTTCAAGCAGGTCAAGTTCGATCTTTTTCATTTAGTGATAATAGCTCACAAGGACACCCTATGTTGCTGAGCACAACATCAGATGGCACTCATGGAGGAGGAACTCCCTATACAACTAATGTGGCCTATAGATTAGGTGGTAGCACACTCACAGATCAAGCAAGTTATATAGCTGCATTCACAGGAGCGACTCAAACTAGAGAGTTAATATTAACAGTGGATTCTTCGACACCTACACTATATTATTACTGCACGAACCATCCAGCCATGGGAGGATCAATAACAATAGTATGAATTATAGCGAATTATTAACACAAATTAGAGATTACACAGAGGTTGGATCCGAAGTCTTAACAACCTCGGTGATAAATGTTTTTATTACAAATGTTGAAAATAAAATTCAAAGAGAACTAGATTTAGACGCATTTAGAAAATTTTCTACTTCTACTCTTGTCGTAGATAATCCTTTCATTAGTTTACCAGATGATTTTGATTTTGAAAGAGGAGTACAAATTGTTGATGGAAATGCGGATAGAACTTGGTTGGAGCAGAAAGATACCACTTTCATTGATGAGTATAATGTAGATCGTGTCAATAATAAAGGCACTCCAAAATATTATGCAAATTGGGATAAAGATACATTTATTGTGGCCCCTACACCTAATGCGGCTTTGACGGTAGAGCTTTGGTATAATAGAACACCAGAAAGATTAGGTGATGGTACAGGAGGCACAACAACGACGACGTATTTATCTAATACCGCATCAGATGTTTTACTTTATGGCACTTTGTCAGAAACCTTTTCATACTTGAAAAATCCAACATATGTGCAATTATACGATCAAAAGTATGCTCAGTCAGTGCAAGGTTTAGCGCAGACTCAAATGGGCAGAAAACGTAGAGACGAATATGCAGATGGGGTCCTTCGTATTCCTCTTAAATCGGTTGACCCCGGAGGTAATTAGACATGGCAATAACACAAGCGGTATGTGATAGCTTCAAGAAAGAGTTGTTAGAAGGTGAACATGACTTTCGATCCTCTGGTGGCGATCTATTTAAATTAGCTTTATACACAAGTTCCGCAACTTTAAGTAATACAACAACCGCATATACAACTTCTCAAGAAGTAGGTGCATCAGGCACTTATGCTGCAGGTGGTGGCAACCTTACAAACACAGGTGCAAGCAAAACCAACAACACATCTTTTATAGATTTTAGTGATATTAGTTTTACAAGCGCAACAATCACTGCTCGAGGTTGCGTTATTTATAATGCAAACACTACAGCAACAACTAACACAAATGCTGCGGTTATGGTATTAGACTTTGGATCTGATAAAACATCAACAGCAGGAACCTTTACAGTTCAGTTTCCAACAAACGACGCTTCAAGTGCTATATTAAGACTGACCTAATACACCAAGGTAAACAATTATGTTTTTTGGTGCTACAACTTTTGCGGGAGATTCTTTTGGTGCTCAAGGTGGAGCAAGTGTTACCGTTACTTTTACAGGTATTGAACTTACGGCAACACTAGGAGCTGCGGTTTTCTTAGGAGATGCTAGAGTTTTTCCAACAGGAATTACAATAACATCTAATATTGGTGGAGTAATTCTTCCCAATGTTCAAGTTAATCCAACAGGCATACCAATAACTTCAACCTTAGCTAGTGTTACCGCAGTTCCAGAACACAGAGTCTTTCCCACAGGCATTAGTGTAAGCACTGCTCTCGGCACTCCTTTAGTTCGTGCGTGGGCAAAAATAGAACCAGGAGTTTCAAATAGTTGGACTCCTGTCAGCGACACAGCATCGTTTTCATGGAGTGCAGTTAATGACAGTGTTTCAAATACATGGACAGAAGTAGATGACACGGAGGCGGCTTAGTGCTATAAATTAAACAATGGCTGATTTTGTATTAAATGATCGTGTAAAAGAAACCACCACCTCAACAGGAACAGGCACCATTCAATTAGCAGGTGCAGCAACAGGTTTTGATACTTTTGTAGCTGGCGTAGGTAATGGTAAAGAAACATTTTATTCCATATTTAGTGAGTCTGGCTCAGAATTTGAAGTGGGCAGAGGTACGGTAACAGATGCCTCTCCCGATACTCTTTCAAGAACAACTGTCTTTTCTTCCTCTAACTCTGATAATTTAGTAGATTTTTCTGCGGGAACAAAAATAGTAATTTGTACATTACCTGCAAAACAAACTCCTTCAGCGGGTATGACTGCTGCAACTTATATTAACACACACAACTCAACTATTTCTGATGATCAAACAATTAATTCAGGAGTATTAGCAGGCCCCGTTTCAGTAACAGGGACTGTGACAGTTACAGGAACTTTAGCGGTGGTATAGATGTCAACACTTGAAGTAGATAAATTAACTCCTCAATCAGGAACAAGTCTTACGCTCGGCGACAGTGGGGACACATTTACAGTTCCGACAGGTGCATCCCTCGTTGCTACTGATGAATTAAAAACAAATAAAATCTCTCCTGCCTCAGGAACTAGCTTAACGCTCGGCGACAGTGGGGATACTATCTCCGTAGCCTCAGGTGCGAGTTTACCTGGTAGAGTTTTAGGAATTACACAATCTGTTCAAGACACTAGAACAACTTTAAGCTCACAAGCATCTTATACATTTTTTAGTTTTAATTATAATCAACAAAAAGCTAGTTCAAAAATTGTTGCTTTTGTTAGATTACATGGTTGGGGCACAGAATCTGGAGTAACAAAATTTAATTTTACATATGATGGTTCTTCACCTCAAACAGGTAGAATATCTTATCAATACAATGATTTGAATTATGTAAAAAAAGTAGATGGTCATTATTTTTTTACAGGTGCTAGTAGCACAGGTAACAAAGCAGTAACTGTAACTTATGGTGCTGAAAACGGAGCCAACAGTAGACCTTTTTTAATATGGAATCCTAATCATAATGATGACGCTAGAACAGATCATTTAGTCTCTTATGTAACGATTATGGAGTATGATTTATAATGGCAAAAATTTCGATAGATCTAGCTCTAACTTCTTTTTCAAACTTTCAAGCTTATGAAGGTAATCCTCCAGCAAGTGAGGCAGATTATAATAATTTAAAACCATGGACGCAAAACTTTGACTCTGTATGGAGTGGCACAGCTCCGACTTGGACACAAGTTTTAGCTAAACAAACAGAACTTCAAACTGAAGAAGATACAAAATGTAATAATAAAGTTTCTGCCTACAGAAAACTAAGCATGACAGACGCAGAGATTCTAGCTATAGATGAAACACTAAAGGATTACTTATAATGAGTAGCGAATTAAAAGTAAATAAAATATCTCCGAGAAGCGGAACGGCTATCACCTTAGGAGATAGTGGCGATACGTTCACTATCCCTTCTGGAGCAACACTTAATAATCAAGGAACTGCCTCGGGATTCAACACAGTAGATTGGCAGGCCGTTAAAACTAGCGATTTTACAGCAGTGGCTGGTGAGGGGTATTGGGTAGATACTTCTAGTGCTGTTGTTACAGTTACTCTACCAAGTTCCCCGGCGTTAGGAGATACTGTTGTAATAGGAGACTATGCTTCAAACTTTAACACAAACAAAGTTAATGTTGCTCTTAATGGCAGTAAATTAAAAGGAACTACAAACGATGGGCAAATAACAACACAAGGACAAACAACCGCTTTAGTCTATTCCGATGCTACAAAAGGATGGCTTGTATCATTTTCAGGTTTAGCAAGTGAAATTACTCAACCTGAGTATATCTCTGCAACTGGCGGAACCATAACTACAAGTGGTAATTTTAAGTTTCATGCTTTTACATCTAGTGGCACATTCACAGTATCTTCATTAGGAAATTCTGCAGGCGGTGGATCTACTATCGAATACTTAGTAGTAGGTGGCGGTGGATCTGGTGGCACAGGATCATATGGTGTTGGCTCAAACAGTAATGGTGCAGGTGGAGGTGGTGGAGGAACGGTAAACAACACATCTTTTACAGTTTCCGCACAAGCATACACAATAACAATTGGTGCTGGTGGTGCAGGTGTCGCTCCGCAAAATAATGCTGGTAATGACGGTAACAATACAACAGCTTTTGGTGCTACTGGTGGATACGGTCATAATAATAGTGGGCAGACGGGTGGTGCTTCAGGTGCTCCTCAATCCAATGCAGGTGGTACTACAGGAAACTACGCTGGTGGTGGTGGCGGTGGAGCAGGTGCTGCTGGTGGTTCATTTAGTGGTAATACAAAAGGTGATGCTGGAGCTGGTTTACAATATTCTAACTTTTCACAATTTGGTGCAGAAGCAGAAAGTGGCACCATATCAGTGACTCCAACCGCTAATGGTTTTTTTGCTGGTGGTGGTCAAGGTGGTGGTAATCTTGGGAGTGCAAAAAGAGCTGCTGGTGGCGGTGGAGCAGCCACTCAACAAACAGTTTCCGACACAACTATGGCAGGTGTTGCAAACACAGGCGGTGGTGGAGCTGGTGGTTATGCAGAACTTTCCAGGTCTGGTAATGGTGGATCAGGTATAGTAATAGTGAGGTATCAATTCCAATAATGGCACATTTTGCAAAAATAGAGAGTGGTATAGTTACAGAGGTAATTGTAGCAGAACAAGATTTTATCGACAATCATACTACAGGAACTTGGATTCAAACAAGTTATAATACTTTTGGTGGTAAGCATTATGACAGCAACGGTAAAGAAAGTGCTGATCAATCGAAAGCATTAAGAAAAAATTATGCAGGTAAAGGTTTTACTTACGACTCTACAAAAGATGCTTTTATACCACCAAAGCCTTTTGCAAGTTGGACACTAAACGATACGACTTGTTTGTGGGAACCTCCTGTTGCGATGCCATCAGGATCAGCGTATAAATGGAATGAATCAGCGTATCAAGCCGATAACACAAAGGGTTGGGAAGAAGTAACGGATAACTTATTATGAGTGAATTAAAAGTAAATAAAGTATCGCCCGAAAGCGGGACTGGAGTTCAACTAGGTGACAGTGGTGATACGATCACTATACCTTCAGGAGCGACCATAGCTAACAGTGGAACGGCCACAGGTTTTGGTGGAGGTAGCACAGGACTTCACACTTTTATTGAAAAGAAAGATTTAAGTTCTTTAGGAGAGGACGTTGAATTTACTCTTGATACTTCCTCGTACACCACATTCTTTTTAAGAATATACAATTACTATATGAACAGTGGAACAAGTGAATTTGAATTTAGAGTAAAAAATAATTCTTCAGGCACAGTGGATAATTTAAACAACGGAGTTATTTCGGGAGTCGGTAGAAAATATGATGCTGGATCTGGTAGTACCTACTATTATACTCTTACATCTTTTACACTTCCTACCTTTTATAGAACATTGTTTTTTGACATGACTTTCAATTACACTAATGGAGCCTTTCAAGCATTTGGAAGCCATCATGCGTGGGGAACTGCTGCTACAACCGCATCTGTCACTTACATGACGACATATAATTGGGGCTTTGTAAATCGACTTACAAATGTCTCTGGCGGTGTTGATAGATTAATTTTAGATACTAAACAAGGATCTGGGATAGACAACGGATTTGCTTTATTATACGGGGTTAACGAATCTTAATTTGAGTATCAGTAAAAATTAAAGTATGATAGGAATACATTATGACATCAACATATTCAGATAGACTTAAATTAGAACTTCAAGCGACAGGTCAAAACGCTGGTACTTGGGGTGATAAAACAAATACAAACTTAGAAGTATTAGACGCATTTTCTGCGGGTTATTTATCAAAGAGCGTAGCAGGATCTGCTAACATAACTTTAACAACAGCTAATGCTTCACCTACTTCAGAAGCCTCTAATAAAGTCATAGAACTTACAGGAACTTTAACTGGCAATATTACAGTTTTTATCCCAGCTAAAGAAAGTCATTATATATTTTTTAACAACACCTCAGGTTCTCACACCTTAACTATTGCAGCTACAGGACATACTGCTAATGGTGTTGCGATTACTCAAGGAGGTCACTCAGAAGTTTATTGCGATGGTTCAGCAGACTTTAATGTTGTTAATGTATTTAGTTCCATGGGCGCTATCGGAGCTAGTCTTGCTACTTTTACAGGTAATGTAGCAATAAGTGATAATAAATATTTAAATATTGGTGCGGGTCCCGATTTACAACTTTATCATAATGGCACTAATAGTTTTATTGAGAACAACACAGGCGAATTATTTGTTCAAGGGGACAACATCACCATACAATCAGATGCAGGAACAGAAACATTTTTAACGATGGATAAAGATGATGGCGTAGATATCTATTATGACAATGCTAAAAAGTTGGAAACAACATCAGCAGGTATAACAGTCACCGGGGCGATAACTGCAACGACAACAATAACTGCCACATCTACAATTGCTGCAACCAACATCGGTAATATCACAGCTAGAAATTTATTTACTACAACAAGTTCAGGAGCACCAAGTAGTGGCACTGGAGATAATGGTGATTTCTATCTTATCCATGATTCGTGATGGCTAGTGATTGGTATTTAAAAACAAGTTCTAACTGGAAATTAGTTAATAACGCTTTTATTAAAGTTTCTGGTAGTTGGAAAGAAATTCAAGAAGGCTACATTAAAGTCGGTGGTGCATGGAAACAATTCTATCAAGCCTTTGTCGCTACGGCTTTTGTCACACAAACGAGCAACGCAACAATTGTTGTGCCTAGTGGCGCTAATGCACTTCATGTTCAAGCTGCAGTAGGCGCAGGAGCTAGTGGTGTTAGTGGTGCAGAGTATGATAAGTCAGGCGGTGAATCTGGAGGAACAGGCGGTGGCTCAGGGGGATACGTATCCGATCAAGTATATTCAGTAACAGAGGGAGAAGCTCTTACTTTTACAATTGGTGTAGGGGGAACAAACAGTCAATTAGGTTCTTATCCTAACTATCGAGGCGAAGATGGTACGGCCACAACTTTATCAGGCACAACTACAGGAGCTATATTTACTTTAAACGGAGGAGGCGCTGGTGGTTCAAATGGTGGATCTTCACCAAACGGTAGTGTTAGAAATAATACACCTTCATCAGGCGGATCTGCTACAGTTAATGCTTCAGTATTAACATCTGGAGATTTTAAAGAATCAGATGGTTCTGCCGCTTCTATACCCTCAGCTTCAACTTTAACTCAAGGACCCGTTGGTTCGTATAATCAATCAGGAAGTGGTGTTGCAGGTGTGACAGGTCAAAACTGTAGTGGTGATAATTGTAATCAAGCGGGTAGTAATGGTGCTGCTTCTTATGCTGGAAATATTGCAGGAGGCACAGGTCGTTTCGGTAGTGCAGGAGATGCAGGGACAAGAGGCTCAGGTGGTGGAGGAGGCGGTGCACAACCAACCTCTACAGGTGGTGCCGGAGGAACAGGAGAAATTAGATATAGATTCTTACGAGTCCAATAATTTCTATTTATGTATCTAAAATATTCATACTATTATTTTCAATCAGCACTTTCATCAGACTTTTGCGATAAGATAATTAATCTTGGCAAGGACAATGTTCAAGAAGCCGAGGTTATGGATGAGTCCAAAAAACAAGCTCGTAATTCCTCTGTAGCGTGGCTTACTGATTCCTGGATTTATGAAGCCATTAATCCTTACATAATGGAAGCAAATAAAAAAGCAGAATGGAATTTTGATTTGATAGGTTCAGAAGCCTGTCAATTTACTATGTACAAAGAAAAACAATATTACGATTGGCACAGAGATTCAGCAGGACATCAAATAGAAAATTACATTAGAAAACTTTCCGTCACCGTATCCTTAGAAGATGGCGATGCTTACGAGGGAGGAGACTTAGAGTTTGATTTACGAGATCAAGAAGATAGTTCTGCAAATATACTATCTTCGAAAGAAGCAAGAAAGAAAGGATCTATAATAGTGTTTCCTTCTTTTGTTTGGCATAGGGTTTCCCCGGTAACAAAAGGCACAAGGTATTCACTTGTTATATGGAGTCACGGACCAAAGTATAGATAGAAAGGTAGAAATGACAAAAAGCATAAAGATGTGGTTTGGTAATCCTATTTACTCAACACAAATAGAAAACCACGAAGAACTAAATAAAAGCGTATTAGAAAATTTAAATATAAATCCTACAGAAGGAGCCTTTGCAAAAACAACTGATGTAGGAGAAGATGGAAAGGACAATCTACATACTGATGAAAAACATCAAAAACTATTTGATGCAATTGGAAGTAAGATTAAAGAGTTTCTCGTTGATCATCACTATGATTTAACAAAGTTTGATGTCAATATTACAAAAGCCTGGGCAACCTTTTCAAAAAAGGATCAGCATATTAAAAGTCATAAACACACAGCAAGTCATTACAGTCTTGTTTATTATGTGAAAGCAGAGGATCAAGGCGATATATATTTTGATGCTGATAAAAAACAAAGTATGTATGTTCCTGTCAATCCAAACTATTTCACAAATTACAGTGAGATTAATTATGCTAGTGTTAAATATCCTTCCGTGTCAGGAGGATTAATAATTTTTCCTAGTCATATGTTGCACTACACTGAATCAAATCAAAAAGACGAACCCCGCATTAGTATTTCTGCTGATGTATTATTAACAATGAAAAAGGGAATCAAGTCAGAGCATTGCCTGCCTTGTCCCGAGACATGGAGTAAAATATGTTAAAAGGCGATCTGAAAGATCATAATGTTAGACTGTATTTAGGAATGCCAATGTATGGCGGTATGTTAGGAGAGAACACATTACACGGAGTCTTAGGTCTTCAAGCATGGACTACGAGAAATAGTGTAGGTATGAAACTACAAACTATGGGTAATGAGTCTTTAATAACAAGAGCACGGAATACAATTGTATCAATGTTCTTAGATGATAAAGATTACATCGGAACACATTTATTATTTATTGATGCTGATATAGGCTTCGTACCTAAAAATATTGAAAGATTGATTCGAGCAGATAAAGACATAGTCTGTGGTATCTATCCTCGTAAATGTATTCATTGGGATAAAATTAGAGGAGTTCTAAAAGAAAATCCTAACATATCAAACGAAGAACTTGAGTATAGGTCTTTGGGGTATAATCTTAACTTCGTTGATCCTAAAAATATCAGGATAGAAGAGGGCTTTTGTGAGGTTATGGAAGCTGCTACAGGTATGATGTTGATCAAAAGAGATGTATTCGATAAAATGAAAAAAGCATACCCCGAACGTAAATATAACTCTGATCAAATAGTCAATGGTCAACAATGGCGATCAGATAACTGCTATGATTTTTTTGGTGTAGGAAAATTGCCTTGGGATAAAGATGAACGATACTTGAGTGAGGACTATTATTTTAGTAGATTATGGTCTAATATACAGGGTAAAATATACGCTGATGTGTCTGCGCCTTTAACACATCAAGGAAATATGCATTTTAAAGGCCACGTGGGAGCAATATTTAGTATAGCCGATGACACTGACAAAGATAGAACTAAAGCCGGGGATTCAAAAACAGACAAGTAGTTTAGGCGCCGCTGGTGGTTATACTGATTGTGACAATGTAAGATTTAGATATGGCTTACCTGAAAAAATAGGAGGCTGGGCAAAGACCACAACAAGCACACTTATTGGTGTTCCTAGAGATGCTCACCATTGGGTTGCTCTTGATGGCACAAGACTAGCAGCTATTGGCACAAATAAAAAATTATATATTTATGCTAATGGTTTGCTTTACGATATTACTCCGATAAGACAAACAAATTCCTCTGTCAGTAACATATTCACCACGGCCAACGGAACAAACGTTGTCACAGTAAATATTACATCTCATAATGCTAACGAAGGAGACATTGTCACTTTCTCAGGCACAACAGGTTTATCTGGCACAAGTTTTACAGCAGATAATTTTGATAACAGTTTTGAAATTAAATCAGTTCCAAGCAGTAATACTTTTACTATACAAATGAGCGCAAATGAAACCACGGGTTCTGTTACGACAGGAACGGCTACTGCAAAGTTTGATATTAGTATCGGCCCTGCTTCATCTGTGTTTGGTTATGGTTGGGGTACGTCGACATGGAACACAGGCACATGGGGCACGGCTCGTTCAACATCCTCTGTGACTTTGGATGGTCGTGATTGGTCTATTGATAATTTTGGTGAGTTAATGATTGCAACTGCATTAGATGGACAGACATTTCAATGGTCCCCTACATCAGATGGATTAACCGGGAAAGCTAGTGCAGTAACAAATGCTCCTACAAAAAGCAGGTTCTCTTTAGTATCGACACCTGATCGACATTTAATTTTATTTGGCACAGAAAAAACAATAGGTACAGGTTCCTCTCAGGACCCTTTGCTTTTACGATTTTCATCTCAAGAAGATATCAATACCTACGAACCACGGTCCACGAACACAGCAGGATCTTTACGTATTCAAGACGGTTCAACAATCGTTGGTGCAGACAAAGCTCGTGGTCAGATATTAGTTTGGACGGATACATCTTTACATGGCTTACAATTTATTGGTCCCCCTTTTACTTTTGGTCTAAATCAATTAGGTAGAAACTGTGGACTACTTGGACAACACGCAGGAGTTGTTGTTCGTGACGTAGCATATTGGATGGGACAGAACGCTTTCTTCGCATTTGATGGTACAGTTAAAAAACTACCTTGCACTGTTGATGATTTTGTATTTGAGAATATTGACTTAACACAAACTGATCAAATCTTTGCAGGTGTGAACACAGAGTTTGCAGAGATTATTTGGTTCTATGTGACTAATCCTGACAATGATGTAGATCCTCAAATAAACAAATGCGTGGTTTACAATTATTTAGAACAATCTTGGGCAGTAGGTACATTAAGTAGAACAACATGGGTAGATCGTGGTGTTTTCGAAAATCCACTTGCTACAGAATATTTACCTGACTCCGTTGCTGACGCAACTCCTACTGTTATTGGTTTATCAAATGGTGTGTCTAGATATTATCAACATGAAGATGGAAGTGATGCTGATGGTTCTGCTATGTCAGCTTTTATACAAACAGGAGATTTTACAATTAGTCAAACAGGAGAAGCTCCTATGAGAATTTCTAAATTTGTTCCTGACTTTAGAGATCAAGCAGGAGATTTAGCGGTGACAGTCAGTTTTAAAAATTATCCTTACGGTAGTGTCATTAGTCAAACAGCTTTAACAGTGGCAACCACAGATACAAAAAAAGATATGCGAGGCAGAGGAAGACAAGCTAATTTTAGAATAGCAAGTAATGCTATAAACGGTAACTTCAAAGTGGGAACTTATCATTTTGATGTTGAACCAGATGGTGAAAGATAATGGCTAAAATACCTCAAACTCGTTTTCCAGATCCACCTGATAATTATGACCCAAGATCTTTTGCTGAACTCGTTCGTCAGTTAGAGCAATTGATTCTACAGTTGAATTCCTCCTATCAACAAGATAATGCAAACGAACAAACGAGAAGGGCGTATTTTTTTAGCTAATGTCAGACGTATTTAAAAGATTTATTTCTAATGTAACTAGCACTAATTTAACCACAGTATTTACTGTGCCTCAAGCAGATGTAGCTGCTTCCCCTCCCGTGCCTGTATCGACTTTTGTGGTGAAATCTTTGTCGGTACACAACTATGATTCGTCAGCTTCGGTCACAGTAAGCATCACTCACAATGACGGATCTAATGATTTAGAGGTGGATGAGGTAGATGTTAGCGCTACAGATACAACAACTAGACAGGATGTTAAGGTTTTTCAAGCAGGAGATAGTTTAAAAGTACAGGCGAACGCAGCTAATAGAGCTATGGTATCGGTTTCCTTGCTTGAAATTAAACAACAACAGTAGTACAAATATAAGAAAACATGAATAAAATTATAGAGGAACCAAAGATTATTGGACACAAGGAGATAGATGGTCAACAAGTTCCTATATACAGTTGCAAAGCGGAAACAGTCATTACTAATTCAAAGACTGGAGCGACTTATGAGAGTGAAGAAGCAGCTTCTGCTGATGTCTCCGATCCTAATACGGACACTACAGAAGAAGATATTAAAAGGGATGTCACAGTTTTTGCACCGAGATTAGCTATGGGTGCTACAAATAAGAAGGAATAAAAATGTTTAAAAAGATTCTACCAGCAGTAACAGGAGCAATAGGTTTTGCCATAGCAGGACCAGCAGGAGCTTCTATTGGTGCAGGTTTAGGATCAGCGATTAGAGGAGACAATCCTGCAAATATAGCCACAAATGCATTAATGGGCTATGGCTTAGGAGCCTTGGGAGGTAGCGCAGGATTAGTTGGTGGTAAAGGGCTTGGTGCTTTCGCATCTAGTGTTGGAACTGTAACAGGACTAGGAGGACAAGCTGCTGCGACTGCAGTTCCTACAAATGCAAGTGCTATGGCTGCAGGGCAACAGGGAGCATTACAAGCAACCAAAGCTGCAGAGCAATCTTTATTACAAAAAGTAGGTGGATTTATAAAAGATAAACCATTGACTGCGGGTGCGTTAGGTTTAGGTGCAATTGGTGCTATGGGAGGTTTCGATGAGGACGAAGAAGAAACAAAACTTCCTCCAATGCCTACAGCAGGTAGTCAAGGTTCTTTAGATGTCAGCACTCCCGGTGTAACTTATTATGATCCAAGCACAGGAGGTTATGGTGCTGCAGCCCCAACATACAGAACTTTAAAAGACGGAGGCTTTCCTAGAAAGACAGGACAGATCTCTGGACCCGGCACAGAAAAATCAGATGACATTCCTGCCATGTTAAGTGATGGTGAGTTTGTCATGACTGCTAAAGCAGTTAGAGGATTAGGGGCATTGAAGGGCGCAAAAAAAGGTGATAAGTTAGAGCAACGTCGTAAAGGCGCTAAAATGATGTATGACATGATGGATAAATTGGAAAGTAAGGTAGCATAATGGCAGAAGTCGTAATGCAAAGACAAGCTCCTTTTATAGAGGAGAGAGCGGAAAAGCTACTAGAATCTGTATTTGGCGAACAAGGACTAGCGAACGTACCACAAGATGTTCCTGCTCAACAGGTTGCTCCTTTAACTGAAGCTCAACAAAGAGCTGTTGCACTAGCACAAGAAGGGCTAGGTGCTTATCAACCATTTTTAGACTCTGCTTCACAAACCATAGGAGCAGGATTAGGCGCTATTAGTGCAGGTGTCGATACATTAGATCCATCACAAATTTCAACTTTCATGGATCCTTATTCTCAACAAGTTACTCAAGCAGCCTTAGCTGAATTTGATAGACAAGCACAGATGCAGGCACAACAAACTGCTGCTCAAGCTCTTGGAGCAGGAGCATTCGGTGGTGCAAGGTTCGGTGTCCGTGAAGCGGAAGAATCTAGAAATTTAGCTCAGGTAAAATCACAAAGAATTTTTGAAGACCTATCTCGAAACTTTTTACAAGCACAACAGGCGCAAGCTAGAACTGCACAGCAGTTAGGACAGTTAGGAATTCAAACACTGCAAGCAGGTCAAGCACAAGTAGGATTAGGAGAAGCTGGTCAAAGACTTGGCGGTGTCGATATAAACAGATTATTAAGTGTCGGTGGAGTTCAGCAACAACAATTACAAAATGAATTAGAAGCTGCAAGAAGAACTGAATTAGCTAGACAACAAGAACCATTTAGAAGAGTAACATTTGCATCTGATATTTTACGAGGTGTTCCTTCTTCACAAATTAGATACACACAAACACCTACACCATCTGTATTACAACAGGTTGCAGGGTTAGGTATCGCAGGTCTTAGCACCTTAGGTGCCTTAGGGGGAACGGGTGGTATTAGCTCGTTACTAGGAACAACATAATGGCTATTTTAGATAGACCAATGTTTCAACGCCGTCCGACCAAGGACCAGCTACGTATGTATGGTTTACCTGCATTTGCTAATGGTGGTGTAGTTAGAAAGTTTGCACCGGGAGGAGAGGCAAATAAACGTGATTATTCAGAAAATTTTACAAAGCCTATTAACGTAAAACAAAAATTTGATGAAGCCACAACGGAAATGCTTGATACAGAAGCTAAACAAGACGCAATCAAACAAGGACAGTTTTTCTCTACTGCTTCCAATCTTAAAGATCAAATAGCTTTATTAGAAAAAACAATTGCATATAAAGAAGCAAACGGAATAGACGCTTCTGCTGACAAAGCTGAATTAGCTAATTTAAAAAGTCAATTAGTTCAAGAACAAAAAGAGGTCAAAGCAGTAGAAGATAAAGCCACCCCCGTGCCAGAAGATCTTACAGATGCTCTTAAAACAGGTGATGTTGAAAAGGTAAAAGAATCATTAGTGGTTCAAGAAGGACCAGGGCAGGATATCGAAATAAAAGAAAAGATTGAAGAACAAGAAAATCAAAGAGATCCTCTCGGGCCTGAAAAGGATAAACTATCAGAATTAGAAGCATTAGTAAGAGAGAGATCTGATTTATATAAAAAGATTTTAGGCGATCCTAGAGAGGGACTAAAGCAACAGGGCTTATTACAACTAGCACAGTTTGGTTTAAATCTAGCGTCTGCTAGAGGTGGTAATTTTGCAGAGAAGGTTGCTAAATCTGCGAAAGATCCATTACAAACTTTTGCAGCTTTAGGTAGAGAAGCAATTAAAGACGAAAGAGCAATTGACATGCTAGCAATCAAAGGTGCAGAGGATGAGTTGGCTAGAGGGCAGAAGAAAGGGACTTTTGGTCAATTAGTAGAGGATTTAATGGCATCAGATTCCACACTAGATTTAGCAGGGGCAAGAGAAAAGGCCATTGAAATTACAACAGCAAGATCAGGTAAAACAATTGCTGAGTTAAAAAATGAAAGATTTACAGAGTATTTAAGATTTTATGAGTCAGAGTTAGGTGCTGGAGATGAGGCAAGAGAGAAAGCAAACGACGCTATTGAACAAGAATTCGGGACACCTATGTTTACTAAAGAAGAACCCGAAGTAAAAAGGGTAACGTAGAAAGGCTAGGCTATGGCCATCTATGAATATCAAGGCGAAAAGTTTGAATTAAAAGACGGCCTCTCTCAAGAGGAAGCCGAAGTAAAAATAAAAAGTTTTTTAAATGAGGAGAACGAAGCAAAAGAAGATAAGTCTCCCGGCTTTTTTAAATCTTTCTTTGCAGGTATAGCGTCAGGTGCTTTAAAAATACCAGAGGGTTTTGTTTCTTTAGGAGCAGAACTTATTGATTTAGGATTAGATACAGACACAGCCACAGGTGTTGAAGAGTTTTTTGATAAATTAAATCCCTTTGAAGAAATAGCAGAGCAAAGTTTAACAGGTAAATTAACTGAAGGACTTATACAGTTGGGTATACCGGGAGTAGCAGGTTATAGAATAGGGGCAGGTCTTGCTAAAAAAGCAGTCAACGCAAAAAGAACGGGACAGTATTTAGATAAAAATGTTGTTGGAAGAAGTTTAAGAGAAAGAAAAGATATTGATAAAGATTTATTTAAGTTAGATTTAAAAAGTAAATTAAAAATTGGTGGTGGAGGATTATTAGGATCAACCGTTGGTGAGGGATTAGCGTATACTGAGGACTTTGGAACAATCGGAGATACAATCGGAGGCCCTACAGAAACAGATAAAAGAGAAGGATTAGAGGGTAGAGATGAAGCTTTTAGAAAATTTACTAATCGTTTTAAGTTTGCAGTAGAAAGTGGAGCTATTGGTGCAGGTCTTGGAGCTACCATTTCTGGTATATCACAAGCTGTAAAGAAAACACCTTTGGCCAGACAGTTTGATCGTAGTCCTCTTCAAAGTAAAATAGGTGCAGGGCTAAATAAACTTACTTCTGATGGTGTATTAGGAGGTAGAGCTTTTAATATTTTAAAAGATGGAGATCAAGCGGCAACCACATTTGTTTTAAAGTCTCAACAGATAAGTGAAGATTTAGGACAACTAGCAGAAAAAATTGCAAAACAAGGTTTGAAGGTTGCAGGTGGGGACAAGCAAGAAGTATTTTCTAAATTTACAAAACTAATAG